GCGTAGGGCTGGAAGGCTATACGCAGGCTGAATATAACGCCATCACCTATATTTACGACCGCAATAATGAGTTTATTCTTGATCGCGCCGGCAGCGCGCTGCGGATTCGTGACTATCAGAACTACAGCATAACCGTCGGCGCGAACGCTAACGTCATGCTGCGCTGGTCGGATGACGGCGGCCATACGTGGTCGAACGAACATTGGAAGTCAATGGGTCAAGTTGGCCGAACAGGCTACCGCACGATTTGGCGGCGTCTTGGCATGACACTAAAACTTCGTGACCGTGTATATGAAATATCAGGGACTGATCCGGTTAAGATCGCCATTATGGGGGCGGAACTCATAATGGATCAGACCAATGCCTGATAACAATACGCTCATACCGGCGGCGCGTGTTCCGATCTGGGACAAAGTGACTGACTATGTCACCCGCGAATGGTATCGTTGGTTCTACAATATGTATGTGTCGGTCGAAACCGGCCGACGATATGGCTCATATTATGATACGACCACGCAAACGGCAGCGGCGGCTAATACAGCCTACGCCATGACGTTGAACAGCGTCGCGTCTAAAATTAATGATGGCCCATTACAATATGGCGTCTATGTAGGAACGCCTACTTCGCGTGTTTATGTAGACAACACAGGCACGTATAACATACAGTTCTCGGCGCAGTTTATCAGCACTAATTCTAGCTCTAAAGATGTTTACATATGGTTAAGCGTCAACGGCACGAATGTGCCCGATTCGGCCACGAAGATTACATTATCAGGGTCTAGTAACGCCTATGTCGCCGCGTGGAATTTCGTGGTAAGTCTAACCGCAGGTGATTATTTTGAGCTGTATTGGGAAACGACGAATACGAACGTCTCAATATTGGCCACTACTGCATCGGGGAATGTCCCCGCGATTCCCTCGGTCATTTTGACCGTCACAAGTATTGTAGGTGGATAAATGGCCGTCGTAACGCCCACAGCTAAAACGCAATTCATCGACGCCGCTGGCGCTCCTTTGGCCGGCGGTAAGCTCTATACCTATGTTGCCGGCACAACCACGCCGCAAGCGTCGTATACGGACAGCTCGGGCGCTACCGCGAACAGCAATCCAGTCATTCTCGACGCTCGCGGTGAAGCGAATGTCTGGCTTGGTGAGTCGACATATAAGTTTACGCTGACCGACGCTAATGACGTTGAAATATGGACAGTCGATTATATCTCCGCCCCGACGACAGCGCTGTCGCCAGTTTTGTCTGGCAACGTCACAATCTCAACTGACTCGGCTGGCCCAGCGCTCAAAGTCACGCAGACCGGCACCGGCGACGTTATGCGCGTTCAAGACAGCGCCGATCCTGACTCGACGCCATTTGTCATCAACTCATCGGGGTATGTCGGGCTTGGCACTGTTGCGCCGGCCGAAGCTCTCGATATTGATAACAGCGGTAAAATTCAGTTCTCGTCGGGCGGCACTGCACGGACTGTCATATCGGCTGACGCTTCTAACTCAATTATTGACGTTAAAGACGACCGCAGTTTAGTTGTTAAGGCTAATGGCGTTACTATAGTCACCGGAAATTCTACGGATGTGACTACGACAGTTCCTGTCGTGTTGCCTGCCGCCCCCACAACTACATTACAGGCAGCCACTAAAGGTTACGTTGACGGTCTGACAGGTTCGCCGGCCGGTATTATCGCCCCTTTTGCCGGCACATCCGCACCTAGCGGTTGGTTGGCTTGTCAAGGTCAGGCCATATCTCGGTCGACTTACGCGACGCTCTTTACTGCTATTGGCACGACATGGGGCAGTGGGGACGGTTCGACGACGTTCAATCTGCCGGATCTTCGCGGTGTGTTCCTTCGCGGCACTGGCACTAATGCGACTGGTTCGTCCAGCGGCGCGGTCGGCCCGTCAGTCGGCACCTACGCGGCGGACACTTATCTTAACCATAGCCATACGGCGACTGATAGCGGCCATACGCATAGTACGTCAAGTTTTGGATCTCCGGGGCTAAGTCCCGGCGGAACGACATACAACACTGTAAGTGGCTCTACCAATACCGGCACCGGCTACGCGAGCATTACGGTTGCCACGTCGACAACCGGCGGCACCGAAACAAAGCCGAAGAACTACGGCATTCTTTACATTATCAAGACCTGAGGTTAGATCATGGACCCGATCACAATGGCTCTACTTGGCGGGACCAGCCTAGTCTCAGGCGGTCTTGGCTATCTTGGCTCTCAACAGGCCGGTCGCGCGCAGCAGCAGGCGGCGCAAACATCCGGTCTGTTTGGCCTAATCGCGCAGCAGCAGGCGCAGCAACAGGCCCGCGAGATGGCCGAACGTGGCGCGGCGGCGGCTGGTGAGTATTACGGCAAGAGCCGCGCCGACCTGCTAGAACAGGCGCGTCAGGGTGAGGCGGCTGGCCGTGAGTTTTATGGCCAAGGCATAGGCTTCCAAGAGCCCTACATGACCGCCGGCGCCGGCGCGACAAACCAGCTCGCAGCGCTGTTTGGTCAGGGCGGCGCGTATACGCAACAGCCGACGTTTGAAGAACTTCAAATGGACCCCGGCTATGCTTTTCGTATGCAGCAGGGCCAGCGCGCTATGGAGTCGACGCTTGGGTCGTCCGGTATGCGTGGGTCTGGAGCGGCGCTGAAAGCCGGCCAGCGTTTTGGTCAGGATATGGCCAGCCAAGAATATCAGAGCGCCTATAATCGCTTCATGGCTAACCGCGCAGCGGCTACGCAGGGGCTTCAGAACTTGGCTGGCACTGGCGCTGGCGCGGCTGGCACGGCGACGGGGCTGGCTGGTCAGGTTGGCACAAACCTTATGTCGCAGCGGTTCGGCGCTGGCGCTAACCTAGCCTCTACGGCGTCGAACGCCGGCGCGACGACGGCCGGCGCTTACACTGGCGCTATCCCGACGATGGCGGCGCTGACCTCGGCCAATCCTTACGGCACGGCTATGGAAAATGTCGGTCAAGCCCGCGCTTCTAGCTACATGGGCGGCGCTGGCGCGCTGGGTCAGGCGCTTCAGTCTATCCCTCAGAATTATATGATGTATAGTATGCTGAATCGCCCGCAATCGTTCTATCCCGGCTTCCGAGGCGCGCCTACTCTTTAGTTCGAGGTTGATAAATGCCCGTTCGTTATGACATAGCCGCGCAAATCCCGCAGTATGGCGGCGGCGCTGATCCCATGAACATGATGGCGCAAATTCAAGCGATGGATTATCGCCAGCGTCAGAACGCGCTTGCAGAAATGCAAATGGCTGAATACGCACGCAAAATGCAGGCGATGCAGCAACTTCGTGGGTTGCAGCCCAATTTTGAAGATCCACGTTTTGCGCAGCAAACATGGCAGTACGACCCTGAAACCGCTATGCAAGTTCAGAATGTCATACGTCAAGGCGCGGCGCAAAGAGCTTCCGAAGAGGCGCAACGCGCGGCCGCTGGCTATCACACTGGAATGTTAGGTCTTGCCCAGAGAAGGCAACAGCTAGAAACGCCTGAGATCATGGCTAAAGGCCGAAAAGAAATTTCGGCGGCAACTGGGGAAGATCTTAAGGCAGCGCAGCGTCTTGTTGCACCTGCGTTTATGGCGCGCGACCCTGAGACTTTTGCGGCGCGTTACGCGCAAGTTTATCCTGATCTTCCCAGCAGCGTGCAAAAACGTCTCGGCGCTCGTCCGTCCATGCAGGATATTGAGGCGTTCTTATCGACGCCAGAAGAGATTTTGCAAGCCCGCAAACCTATTTCCGGCGTAAAACCTGGCGAGACTATTGTTACGCCGACAGGTCGCCCCGGCGAGCCTGCTATTGCAATTGAACCAGAATATCGCGCGCCAAACGCAATGGTCACTAATCAGCCGGGAATGAACGTATTGGCGCAGCAGGGTCGTATGCCTGCTATTGCCGCCGATGTAAACGCGCCGCCGGTCGATCCGATCATTGCCAGAGCGCTACGCAAAGATATGGCCCTTAAACAGTTGCCACCTGGCCCAGCGCGTGAAACGGCTGGCGCACGCATGGATTTGCGCGATACGCTTGACGAAGTTAGCAGCGGGCTTGGCGCTTTGGCCGAAGCCGGTGGTATTCCGCAAGCCGGGGCGTCGACGGCTGCGAACTGGAAAGCTGCGTTTCGCAAGAGTCCGACCGGGCAAGCGCTTGGCGGTCTTAGCGACAGCGAAGTTAACGCGCAGCTTGCGGCGCTTCGCACCACGTCCGCTGTTCTCAAAGCCCAGCTTCGCAAGGGTCTTGAAATGGGCATTACCCAGATGGACGCGGTTAAAGAAGCGGAAAAACTTGATGCGGCGTTCCTTAACCCCGACAAGATCAAAGGTCTTAGCGAAGGTTACGCTTCAGTCGAATCGCTGCGTAAATTGCTGGGCGGCGGCGCACCGACTGCCGCGCCGGCGACACGCGGTAAGGCTGGGGAAACGCCGGCTGTTGATGACCTTGACACTATTCTTGGGATTAAGAAATGACGGATCTTCGCGCGCGTATTGAAGCCGCTCGTAAGGCTGGGTATTCAGACGCTGATATTCAGGCGCGGCTTGCCGATGTGCCTGAAATCAAGCGCGCGCGCGAAGCCGGATATGATGACGCCGCGATCTATTCCCGTCTTGGACTTAAAACTGAACCACAAGCAACCGGCGAAGTCGCGTTTTTAGAGCGCCCTACTATCCCCGGCACCAATGTAGGCGTTATCCCCAAAGGCGGTTTTGGTGAAACCACGACTGGCAAGACACTTGGTTATCTTGGGGATGTCGTCTCGAACATACCTGAAAGCGCTATTGGCATGGGCGCTAAAGGTTACGATATTGCCGAAGGTCTTATTGGTCTGACGACCGAAGAAGGCCGCGCCAAAGCGGCGCAAGCTATTCAGGGTATTCCGCAGGCCGTCCATAGAGACATTATGGGCGCGGTTGTCAGCCCGCTAGAGGCAGCCGCCAAAGTTAAAGAGTCGTTTAGAACAGACCCTCTTGGCACAATGGCTGGCGTTTCTGCGCTTACAGGTGGTGTCGGCGCGCTTCTGCGCCCCGGTAATATGATGGCGCGTATTTCGCAGGTTACTAATCCACTTGCGATTCCTGAGATGGCGGCGCGCGGCATCACTGGCGGTTATGAAAGCTTCGTGTCGCCTATCGTATCTCAGACCGGAGCCGAACGCGCGGCAGGCGCAAAATTGTTCGAGTCCGCTATGGACCCGATGGCGGCGGCGCAGGCCATGCGTCAAGAGCCGCGCAGCATCATTGGTCAGGTGCCGGCGTCGCAACGGCTGGCTGAAGCTAGACAGTTTGAGCCTGGGCTTGCTACGCTTGAAGCAGATCTTGCTACCGGCGAAACGCCTATCGGTCGCGAAGCTATCCTGACGCAGCAGCGCCGTTTGTCGGCGCTTCAGCAACAGCTTCACGCTATCGACCAAGACATTTTACAGCGCGGACAGGCAATGTCGCCGCAGGAAGCCGCGTCAGCTAGCCGCATTCGTAATGACATTACGCAGTCCATTGCGGCGGCTGAACAGCGTATTCAGGGTGGCTTAAGTCAGACTGGCGCGCGCATTCCGGCGACTAACCCGCTCACCTCGGGCGAAGCTGTCGCTGCTCGCACGCGTCAGATCCGCGACACATTCCGTGAAGAGCGCATATCGCCGGCTTATGAGGCGGCGTTTCAGTCGGCCGGTAATCAACGCATCCCCGTCGATAACGTCATTGCTGACGCCGAACGCATTATTGGCGCGCGGCTGGCCGATGTGCCGCTTGGAGTGGCCAATCGCACGGTCGCAGATCTTAGAGAACTACAAAACGGCGCAACGCTGCGTCAGCTTGACCGTGTGCGCAAGTCTGTCAACAAAGACATAGCGGCAGCTCAGTCGGCGGGCCGTCCGTTGGGTGATCTCATGGATCTCCACAATTCTATCGACGAGGCTGTTCGCGCCAGCGATCTGCCAATGCGGGCGCAGCTTCAGTATTCAAACGCACTTAATCTTTATCGTAGTGAGTTTGTGCCGCGCTTTAAGACTGGCGTTGTATCTGACATTCTTCGCACAACCAAAAAGAATCAGTCCGGCATTTTGTCTAGCCAGACCGTCAGCCGGTTTATGGCTAACGAAGACGCTGCGGCGCAGTTCGCGACGACGTTTGAAAATGACGCTGTAGCGCGGCGGGCTATGGAAGCCGGCATTCAGGACATGGCGCGGGTTAAGACTGTTGACCCTATAACGCACGCCGTTGATCCCGATAAGATAACAGCCTTTATCGCGGACAATCAGTCTAAGTTCGACCTTATGGGAATCGACGCCGAACGGCTGCTTGACCCGGTTCGTCGTGAGGCGCAAACGCTTCTTGAAGGCCGGCGAGAGCTTGAACGTGACGCTTCTTTTTTCCGCACGGATCGCGGCGAGGCGTTGCGCACCGGGACTGATTATGCCAACGCGCTGCTAAAAAGCCCTGCCGCTATGGATGTTGGGCTCAAGCGCCTGTCGCCGGCCGGCCGCGCGGCGCTTACGAAAGAAATCACCGACCGCGCAATCCGCGAGATCAACACGCGGTCGCCCGACAAGGCATTGGATTATCTCGACAAACACAAAGGCACTATTCGCATGGTGCTAGACAAGTCGGACTTTGACCGGCTGCAAAATCTGGCTAAAAACCAGCAAGCGCTGCTCGACGTTGAAAAGCGCGCGGTCAAACCGACCGTTCAGTTAGACGTTGATTTGTCTAATGTGCCGCCGGATGTAATGACCGATTTCAACATGGTTGCCCGTGAGCTTCAGCGCATTAAATCGGCTGAAGAGATGACTGGGCTGCGCCCGGCGCAAAAGATCGGCGAAATTGGCACTGAAAATATTAAAGCCGCCAAAGAACTTAAGCCTAACTTTATTGATAGTCGTTTGTCGGTAATGGAAAAGATATTTGATTTTGCGGGCAAATATATCAACCGCAAAACCACGGCTGTGCTGGCGGACGCGTTAATTCGCAACCCTGAAAAAGCGGCGGATCTTATCGAACGCGAGATAGCACGGCGGGCTAAAATTGCGACACCCGCGCCCGAAACGCGGCGTAAGACGCTAGGCCGCGCTATGCTGACTGGCGGTCTTGCCGCGCAAGATAATATGATCCCTGAAAACCGTAACGCGATGGCGAGATGATGATGGTTGAATACCAAGTCCTTTTTGACGTGGCCATTGGCGTGATCGGCGTGCTGGGCGGCTGGACGCTTAACACCGTTTGGGCGGCGGTTAAGGATCTTCAGGAAGCCGATAAAGAATTGGCTGACAAAGTGGCCGCTATTGAAGTGCTGGTCGCTGGCCGTTACATCACCCGCGAAGAATTTAATTCTACGTTCAATCAAGTGTTTGAGCGCCTTGACCGTATACGCGACTTGCTAAGCACTAAGGCTGACCGATGAATTTCCAAATCTTCTTCGACGATGTGCGTAACAGCCTGTTTGGCGGCAAACTGTCGCAGGGCCAAGTCGAAGGCATGGAAAACATCATCAACTACTCGACCGTCAGTCTCGACCAATTGGCGTATGTTCTTGCGACCGTCAAATGGGAGACGGCGCATACGATGCAGCCGATCAAAGAGTATGGGTCTACGGCGTATCTGAAGTCTAAGCCATATTGGCCTTACTATGGGCGCGGGCTCGTGCAGCTAACCTGGCGCGACAACTACGCCAAATACGGGCTAGAGAAGACGCCGGACAAGGCGCTGGAATGGGAATCGTCGCTGTTCGTGCTGTTCGACGGCATGGCCAAAGGCCTATTCACAGGCAAAAAACTAGACGACTACATTAACGACAATAAGCGCGATTACATCAACGCGCGGCGGATCATTAACGGGACTGATCGCGCCAAAGAGATCGCGCAGATTGCGGACGCGTATCGCACCGCCCTTATCGCTGCGCAAGATCCCGTTGCTCCCCCTGAAGATGACGATCTCCAAGCCCGTTTCAACCAGATGCTTGCTGTTGCTTTAACAAGCGACCCCCAGATTCAGGACTTAGTTCGGCAAATCAGACGGAGATAAACCTATGGTTATCAACAACCCCTACACGACCTTCAGTGGCGTTCTCGCCCTCATTACTGTGCTGTGGCACGCTTGGCAGACGAAGACGGTAAACTGGGATGATCTTCAGACGGCGCTCGTCGGTCTGGGTCTTGTCGCCGCTAAAGACTGGAACGTCACCGGCGGGTCTAAGTATCAGGATTGAAGGGGTCAGGTTGCAGAACCTAAAACCAAAGATGAAACTGCCGCTGATCTTGATGCTGGCAAATTTTAGTGGGTGTCAGTCGACCAGCAGGTGTCCCCCGCTGGTCGACTATTCGGCCGAACTCCAAACCAAAGCGGCCAAAGAGTTAAGCGCTCTCCCCCGCGACAGCGCTGTTGCTCGACTTGTCGTCGACTACGGCCAGCTTCGCCGCACGTGCCGCCTTTAAGTCTTTCTTAGCCCTATATGACACGTCCTGAAGACCCCGCGCTTGCGCGTAATCTTCAGCAAACGTCGCCGCGAACAGTTCATAATTCACCGCGTCGACATGGCTGTCCATGTGCGTGGGCGACGCAAACGCGCGCGCGTTCTTAACGCAAGCCAAAATAATCGCAATCTCGTAAGGGTGGAACTCACGCCCCAGACGCAGCGTGGCCAGATCGGCCGCAAGCTGGAAATTGTTCTCTATGCCGCCGTATCCCTGACCGCGCTGGTCAATGATCTTAGCAGCTTCATACAGTAGTTCTTGAGGGTTCATTTATCATCTCCATGATGGCCGCCCTTTCTCTTAACATGCGCAGCACAGTGTAACGCTGATGCAAGCGCACAAGGATGGTTGACCTGCGGGCGTGCTTGGTCTCATCCTCCAAGAGATCTAAGACCTCTTGTTCCGTTAGATCGGCCAGCCGATCATTTAAGTCCTTCCACGTGAGATAGTTCGGCAAGGGCCAACTCCGCTAAAGATTTTTTGTCGTGTAGCGCATCGTATATGCGCTCGTCAATAGTTTTATTACACATAATGACATAACACCATACATCGCGCGTCTGGCCGCTGCGATGCAGCCGGCCGACTGTCTGTTCAAATAGTTCAAGCGACCACGGCAGCGACAGGAAAATGATCTTGTTACCGCCAAATTGTAGGTTGAGCCCGTGGCCAGCGCTTTTGGGGTGAATCGCCAGCAACTCTATCTTGCCGGCGTTCCAACGTTCGACGGCGTTTGGTTCGTCGATGGTTGCGACGTTAAATTGACGTTGTAATTCCGCTAATTCTTCTTTGTAATTGTAGACGATGATAGTGTTGTCTCGTTGGTTTTCGTCGAGGATGTCTCTGAGAGATTCAAACTTTTGGCGTCCAAACCACTGAGCAGCGCCTTGGCTATCATAAGCGAAGCCGGACGTGAGCTGCTGAAGCTTGTTTGTGACAGCAGCCGCTGTCGGAGCCGTGATCTCTTCATGCACATATTCCTTCTTCATGTTCTCGTATGGCGTGCGGTCCTCAAGCTCGCACCGGATCTGCACAACATGGAGCGGCGGCAGCTTGTCCTTATACTCGCCAGGCTCCAACACGTATGTCGCCGGCTTGATTGCCTCCATGACTTTTGGCAGCGCTTGCGGCAGCGGCTCCCATTGGCCGTAATCGCGGTTCACGCAGTAAAAATATTGCTGTAAGAATGCGCCCTTGCTGCGGCCTAATAACGTCTGATCGACAACCTTGCACTGGCCAAACACGTCTTCTAGGCCGTTTGACGTAAATGATCCGGTAAGCCCCCAGCGGATCTTAAACTGGTCGAGGATCTTGAGCAGGAACTTGAACCGCTTGCCAGACGGATTTTTAAGCCGCGTTAGCTCGTCAAATACAATGCCATCAAAGTCTTTCGGGTCAATCGACGGGATGTTGTCGTAGTTGGTGACGACAATATCAACGTCCGACGCAAACGCTTTCTTGCGTTGCGCTGGCGTGCCAACAGCGACGGCCATGCTCATGTGTTCAGCCCATTTCGGCCGCTCGACAGGCCACACGTCAGTGCAAACGCGCTTCGGCGCTAACACAAGCCAACGGTCGCAATGACCTTTGCTGGTCATGTCCGACATAGCCGTTAGCGTAATCGCTGTCTTGCCCGCGCCCACTGGCGCAAGGATCATTGCCCGATCATGGGCAAAGAGGAAATCGGCGGCTTCGTGCTGGTATGGGCGCAGATCCATTGGTCAACATCCTCTTTGGACCATAAGCAGGCATAGTTCTGATTAAGCGCGCGCATATCAGACGCAAATATTTGTTGTAGTGGCGATAATTTACCGCCATGACGTTTCAATTCGACAAAATGTGTGGACCCATCGGCAAAGCAAACCACGCGATCACTGACGCCGCGATTCGATGGTGAGACAAATTTATATGCTTTGCCGCCAACGGCTTGCACACATTTTACGAAATATTTTTCGATGTCACGTTCCAACATAAAAAGTCTCTTGACACACCCGTAAAGAAAAGTCTAGTGTCGAATCACTGAAAGGTAAGGTAATGGCACACAGCAACATCGTCGGCGGTTCGACCGCCAAGCGACTTATCAAATGCCCCGGTTCGCGGGCGCTTGTGAACACAGTTCCACCAAAGCCAACAAGCAGTTATGCCGAAGAAGGCTCGCGTCTGCATGACGCCATGCACATGATTTTGTCGCATGGTGCAAGCGTCGAAGATTACCCTGATAATGAGAAGCTAATCCTTGCTCTTGACTCACTTAATCAGATCGACCCTAATAGTGAGCTTGAGTTTGCCACGGAGGTAAATGTCCATTTCAATGACTTTCTTGCCGGAGTTTACGGTTCTTGCGATCTCGCTGGCCGTATACGCAATCGTGCGATAGTCCTAGACTGGAAGTTTGGGGATGGCGTTGCGGTAGACGCCGAAGAAAACGAACAGCTTATGTTCTACACCGCCGCAGGAATGCGGACGGAAGAATTGCGCTGGGTCTTTGAAGGCGTTGACGAGATCGAACTTGTCATCGTGCAGCCGCCTTACGTTAAGCGTTGGGTGACGACGCCTGGTCGTATCAAGGCATTCGAGCGCACACTGTATGACGCTGTGCAAGCGTCGTTTCGCCCTAACCCTAAGTTTGAAGCTGGCGATCATTGCCGTTGGTGCGCCGCCAAGCCAGTCTGTCCGTTGCTGACAGGTCAACTTGAGCGCGCCGTTGCGACGAAGGTAAAAGCTATTGATGTGGAGAAAGTCGGCAATGCTCTGGCGTTTGCGATCCTTGCGGAAGAATGGGCTAAAAGCGTGCGTGAACTGGCCCAGACGATGCTGGAGAATAACGCGCCCATCGACGGATGGAAGCTTGTCCCCAAGCGCGCCACTCGTCAATGGGTTGATGCTGAAGGAGCGCGAGAGGCTCTTGAGCAAATGGGACTTGACTCCGAAGAATTGATTGTGACGGAACTGAAATCGCCGGCGCAAGTCGAGAAAGTGCTGAAAAAGCACAAGCTCGAACTGCCGAAAGATCTGGTCGTCGCAGTCTCAACAGGTAACACGATAGCGCCGGAGAGCGATCCCCGTCCTGCCGTGCTTACAATAGGTTCCGATATTCGTCGGGCCTTCTCTAAACTTGAGGTAAAGTAATGTCCAATATTGTTAAATTCGGCAACGCCAATCTCCCCACCGCTGCGTCTCTGGCTGAGTCGCTGCGTAAGCTCGACACTGAGGCTTCAGTTGGTTCGGTCATCCTGAAAATGGATAAGACTGGCCACTGGGTTTACGGTGCGGATCAGACTGAGATCGACAAAGACGGACGCTGGGCGGTCAATCCGTTCTCGTTCGTCCACGGTTTCATTGCGTGGGGCGAAGGCGAGGTGCTTGGCGAGAAGATGGTGTCCATTACGGAACCGCTTCCCGAACTGGACGTAGCTCCTCCCGGCGCTAAGCGCGGTTGGGAGCCCCAGGTTGGCATGAGCGTCAAGTGCCTTGATGGTGAGGATGCTGGCACGGAAGCCCGCTATACGGTCACGTCCGTTGGCGGCAAGCGCGCTATGCACCAGCTTGCCATGAAGGTTGCCGATCAGGTCGAGAAAAATCAGGACGCGCCTGTGGCCGTCGTGAAACTCGGCTCGGAATATTATCAGCACAAGTCCTATTC